CATGCAGCGGGCGAGCTGCAGGGGCCGCCGATACGTGGGCGTGTAGAACGTCAGAAAGGGCGTCATTCGGCGTCCCCGATCTGAAAGCCGTGTCGGCGGAGGAGTTCGACCAACCGCCGCCGCATCCGCGATCGTCGCTTGCGGGCAATCGGAATCACCACGGCCGGGTCTGCCGCCGGCATCCGGCCACGATTCGCGCCCTTGGCCGTCTGCCGCGGACCAGTCCCAAATTCATAGAGATGGCTGTGCGGGGCCGCACTCACGACAGCGCCGATGAGCAGGTTCGAATTGGGAAACTCGACCCGCACCCGCCGCGCCATCGTGCCGGTCTTGCGGCCGTAGCGTTGCGTAATCTCGACGGCCGCGCCGGTCGTTTCTTCCTGCACGATCGCTAGGCCCTCGGCGCGTAACGCTTCCGGCAACGCTTGAAACTCGCGCAGGAAACTGTCGAAGCCGTCCCAGCGAATACGCGCGCTCATGCGGCCATCGGCCGATCAATAAGCGCCCGCAACCCAACCAACATATGCCCCGCACGCTCGACCCAGGACGCACGTTCCACGCAACTCGGTAACGCCGCGGCCAACAGCAAGCGACTCTCGTCCTCGACGAGCCACCGGCGAATCAACGCCTCGGCTTCTTGGGGTGTGCGGAACGTCGGCACAAAGCGCCCGAAGACGTCCTCGACTTCCGACCGGTACTCGCTGATGGTGAAGGTGCCGCAGGCCGCGAGCTCGTACGCCCGAGGATTGAGCGATTCAGCCGACACGGCGACGCGGTCCCACGTACGCGCCCGGTACAGGTTCAGCCCGATCTTCGCCCGACGATAGAGCGCCGCCGCATAGGCATTCTCAATCTCGCCGTCGTGACACCGTGCCTCTACGGCCGGCGAGAGCCCGAACCCCTGCCAGATGCCATAGAGCCCGAGATTGATGCCGGTCCAGTCGATGGCGTTGAAGAACGCGCACCGCTCCGGAAACCCAGCGCCGACAAAAACCACATCATGCGCGGGCACGTCCTCGTCATCGCCGAGGGGCGTCGCGTGATGGCGGAGCGGATGCCACCCGTGCGGGAGGTAACTCGTGCGCGGAAAGGCGTGTGCCGCTGACCGCTCATTCGTCCAGCTCAGATCGCAGAGCATCGCGACTTGCAGCTCGCGGTCGTGCTCGTACGGCGTCTCGGTGAGGAGCGCCGCCAACGGTCGACCGAACCCTTTCAACTTCCAGACGAGCGAGACACTGCGCGCGGAGACGACCACGATCACATCCACCGGATGGGTGGCCGCCGTATCGAGCGCCGTCTCGGGTCGACAATGCACCACGTCCACGCCGTTCGCCTGGAGCCCTGCCGCAACGCCCGCGTAGACGTCCTGTTGCCCTGGCCCTGGCCCCGGATGCACGAGGAGCACTCTCATTGCGGCGTCACCACTTCTTCACAGAGCAACCGCAGCCGGTGATTCTTCGCAGCGATGTCCTGGATGCCCTTCACGTAGAGCCGATGCGTGACGTTGTGCCGGTCCACATACGTGAGCCGCGTGTTGAACGAAATCTGCGGATGAAAGCGGGTCTCAACAATCGAGGACACCCGATGCTCGTCGATCACGGTTGGCGCATCCGGCATGAGGTCGACGTGAATCCGCGACGGCGTGTACACAAGCGGCGGCGCGTCGCCTTCGCCTTGGTCGAGGTCAACCCACATAGCACTGTGGCGGAATCCACCGGACAATCCCCGCCAGCGACCAGCACGCTTCGGCCGCTTTCTTGGACTGTGTCGGGTCGCCCCGCTGCCCTTCCATGCCCGTCAGAAAAATCTTCATCCCGTGCTTAATCAGCTCGGGCACACTCGCCGCGGCCGTCCAACCGACGACGTACGTGATCTCCACGCCCATCAACCGGTCGCTCTGAATCGTCGGCCAAGATTTATTCGGCGCCCGCAGAATGCGGCCAGGCCGGCTCACCGTGTCGACGAGGTATTCCGTCGTCGCCAGCGTTTGTAGGGTGCCAGCCGAGTCGTAGTACTTCACGACGGGCGCGGTCGACGGGTTCGCCTGCGCGTCGTTCTGCAACGGGAACGCCATCGGCAACCACATCACGTCGGCGAAGTACTGAAACATCGCCTTATAGGTTTGGGTGATGAGGCCATGCCCGAGATAGTCCTCGGCCGCATCACGTGCCGCTTTGAGATAGCCCTGCACGAGCGCGTTGTCATCGTCCTGATGGAGTAGAAGATGCTGTTTCGCTTCATCGAGCGACAACGGCTCGCCGGTCGGCGCCACGGTGCGAATCCACTCAACCTGCATCACTTCCGCCGACCGCGCTTTACGATGGCCTGCTCATGCGGCGCCAGCGTCGCGAGCTCCGGCACGTCAGACACAATCTCCGCGCGCCCGTCCGCAACCCATTGGCGCATCTCAGCTGTCAGGTCACTGACTGTGATTTCTTGCCCGGCCATGAATGGATAGCCAGGCGCTTGTGAGGCTGTCGTCATCAAAAACCGTAAAACCATTCGCCTCCCTCCGGCGAACTCCACCGCCGTGGACCCAGCCACGGCGGCGGGAAGTCATGACGAAATTAGGCAGCGCCCTCTTTTCTCGTGGCGGCGGCTACATCGAATCGAATGTCCGCACCGCCCACATCAACTGCAACAAGCGCCGCGGGAATCGAGGCTCATTGCAACCGGCCCTAAACCTCGATTCCTAACTACCAATTCACGATCAGGCTGTCCCTTCTGGTGGCCAATGATGCTGCTCGGCCTGCGTGCCAGCCGGTTGGGACACGGGCTTCACGCCCTTGGCGCCGTACTGAATGATCGTGACAATGTCGATCGTGGTCGTGGTGCCGCGCGTGATCTGATACTTCAGGAACTGTTCGCGCGGGCGCACGACGTTCACGATGAGCGGGGAATCCGTCGCGTGATCACCAACTTTCGTCCCTAGCAGGTCCGCATAGGTGCCGCCGGAGGTATCGCACTGCCGGATGCGCAGGTTGTTGTTCGTGGCTGGAGACCCGAGACGCACGATAAACAGCGCGCCTTCGAATCCCGCCATATCAAGGGCCGCGCCATCAATCGTCGATGTGCCGGTAGCGACCGAGGCGACCGTGGTGATTTTGACGTCGTGTAACACTGGCGTTTCTCCCGTGAAAGCGGCGGGGAGGCCGAAACCTCCCCCGCCAGTGTGGGTTAGGCCTGCTGCATGTACTTGACCGGGTTCGTCCCCGCGTTCAACAAGTCGCCGTCGTGCCGGCTGAACGCGAGAAACGCGACCTGGCCAAGCTCCGCAAACCGCTCATCGAGCCGCAACAGCGTGAAGTCCCGCACGTCGCGCACGATGTATTTCGAGAGGTCGCCGAATATGACTTTCTTCGCGGACGATCCCGGCACCGCCATCGACTGATTGATGGTGTAGGGATAGCCGAGAATCAGATCCGGCTGGCCACCGACGAGGCTCGGCGACCACAGCGGCACACCGGTCGTATCGCCGGAGTACTGCAAGATTTTGATCTTCTTGATGGTCTTGAGTGTCGTGTCGTGCATCATGAACCGGCCGTTCGATCGGTACTCCGGGTCGATGGTGTGCACGAGGTCAACGAAGTTGTCATACGTCGGCGGGTCCGCAACGCTGGTGACCCCAGAGGCCGCCGCGTCCACGACGCCCTTCGGCTGGCCAGTGCCGTTCCCCGTGGTGAAATGGTCGTTCGTGATGCGCCCGATGCGATTTGCCAGCGCGTTCCCGAGGAACTCATTCACGTTGATCGACGAATCCTGAATGAACTCGACCGAGGCCAGGATGTATTTCGACGTGTACTTATAGGCGTCGAGCACCAACTGGCCGAAGGTCATTTCGAGTTCGTTCTGGGTCGTGTTCTCCGCGATGATTTCGCCCTTGTTCGCGGTGTCGTTCGTGGTCGGAATCGGCAAGGGGCCACCGGTCGCCGTGCGAATGACCGTCGCCACCGAGCGGACACCACCAAAGGCCAAGAGCGCGATCTCAAGCGACCGCATCATGTCGTCTGCGACGGTGTAACCACCGGTCGTGGTCGTCGACTGCGCACCAGTCAGCGCCGCGCGCTGTTCGGTGTATCGCTGTTGCCAGTTCCGGACACCTTCCGGAGAGGCATCACGCATCGCCGGCCCGAAGGACAGCCGCATCCGCTTCGAGCCGAGATTCAGGCCGCACCGCTGCGCAATCGCCCGCTGCTGATCGCTGATCGGTTCGTCCGGCGCCCCGGCGAGCATCCAGGCGCGAAGCGCTTCCGACCGATCCGCGTCCGTCACCGGACCCGTGTACCGAGACTCGCCCCGCTGCTGAGCCGTCTGGTTCGGGTCGGTGCGTCGGCCCGAGCTGGCCGCCGCCGCTTCCTGACGCTCCATCCGCTTGATGGTCTCGCCCAT